TGGTTTCTATGGTTTTGGTTTAATTCATATGATTGGTGGTTTAACTAGAACTGCAACAGCAGCATTAAGACAACTGCTAGATGCAGGAACTTTAGCAAACTTACCAGCAGGATTTAAGTCACGTGGTATTAGAGTTAGAGATGATGCACAACCTCTACAACCAGGTGAGTTTAGAGATGTAGATGCTCCTGGTGGAAACATTAAAGATCAGTTTATGACTTTACCTTTTAAAGGACCAGACTCAACGTTACTTCAATTGATGGGTATCGTGGTTAACGCAGGTCAACGATTTGCTGCAATTGCTGATATGCAAGTTGGTGATATGAATCAACAGGCTGCAGTTGGAACAACAGTTGCATTACTAGAACGTGGCTCACGTGTAATGTCTGCTATCCACAAAAGAATGTACGTAGGTTTGAAACAAGAATTTAAATTATTAGCAGAAGTATTTAAAACTTATTTACCACCAAGTTATCCTTACGATGTACCTGGTGCTTCAAGAGAAATTAAAGTTCAAGACTTTGATGATAGAATAGATATATTACCTGTAGCAGACCCGAACATCTTCTCACAGACGCAAAGAATTTCTATAGCACAAAGTCAATTACAACTGGCGCAATCAAATCCTCGTATACATAATTTATATCAAGCATATAGATCAATGTATGATGCGCTGGGTGTGAAAAATGTAAATGCAATACTTCCACCGCCTGCTCCACCACAACCAATGGACCCTGCGTTAGAAAATATTATGGCAATTAATGGAAAACCGTTTCAAGCGTTTCCAGGACAAGACCATAAAGCACATATTAATGCGCATTTAGCTTTCATGTCTATTTCTATGGTACAAAATAATCCTACAGCAATGATGGCGTTGCAAAAAAACATACTTGAACACATTTCATTTATGGCACAAGAACAAATTCAATTAGAATTTTTAGAAGAAATGCAAGAAATGCAAATGATACAACAACAATTAGCACCATTAATGCAAAATCCACAAATGATGCAACAAAATCCACAAGCAATGCAGATGACACAACGTGTTCAACAGATAACACAAGACATTGAAGCACGAAAATCTAAATTAATTGCTGAAATGATGTTAGATTACGCTAAAGAAGAAGACAAAATTAGTTCAGAAGTAGGTGGTGATCCATTATTAAAACTAAAAGCACGTGAATTAGACTTAAAAGCTAAATCTGATCAAGAAAAAGCTACAAATCAAGAAGCAAGATTAGATTTAGACACTATGAAAGCGATGATGAATGACCAACAACACGATGAAAAGCTAGAACAGAACGAAGAACTAGCTGGACTACGTGCTGGAGTCTCATTAGCTAAACAACAAATGTCTGATGCAAGTAAAGTTCATGATTTCGGTAGAAATTTTGAAAAAAAATAGATATAAATCAAATTAAGGAGAAAACTATGATTAAAAAAGCAAAAGATCCAAAAGCTGTACCAGAATTAGGAGTTGGTAAAGACGGATACAAAACAGGTGGAGTAGAAATTAAAGCTACTGATCCTATGGAGTCACAGGTTGTGGATGTTAAAGGCACTCGAAGAATGAGAGCTGAAAAAAAACCTGTAAAAGCTACTTGGTACTAATAAATGGCCTGGTTTAGTTTAGCAAAAGTTGCTTTACAAGCTGGAACGCACATTTTTAAAAAACGTCAAGAGACTAAAATGAAAATGGCGGACGCACAGCATATGCATGCGTCTCGTATGGCTGCCGGAGAGGAAGCATACCAAGGCAAACTTTTAGAATCAAGAAATTCAGACTGGAAAGACGAGGCAGTTTTGATAATTCTCTCGGCGCCCATAGCAATTTTGGCCTGGGCAGTCGTATCGGATGATCCGGGAGCAATGGACAAAGTAAATATTTTCTTTGAACATTTCGCGGCACTGCCGTCATGGTTTACAAATTTGTGGATCCTTGTCGTGGCGAGCATTTATGGTATAAAGGGAACACAAATATTTAGAAACAACGGAGGAAAAAAATAATGGCAAATCCTAGATTTAATAAACAAGTTGCTCAACCAAGAGCGGCACATAAAGTAGGTGGAAGAGTAAAAAAAATGGGTGGTGGAATGTCTACAAGAAGAACAGACATGAAGTCAGGTTATTACCCAGATGACATGGGCATGAAGGGTGGTGCAATGTATAAAAAAGGTGGTTCTGTTAAAAAGAAAAAACAGGGTTACAAAGATAGAAAAGATGAGTCTATCGCAATGAGAATAAAAAAGAAAAGAACTAAAAAACAATTAAAAGATTCAAGAGACGAGTCTTACGGTAAGTTTGGTTCTAAAGCTAAAAAATCAGGAAAGATAAATAAGTAATGAGAAAAAACTTAAAAAAAGTCCCTGCTGGTAAAAAAGGAAAGGGTCTAAAAAAACTTCCTAAAAAAGTCCGAAACAAAATGGGCTTTATGAAAAAAGGTGGCAAAGTTAAGTAATGGCTAAACTATGTCCAGCCGGTAAAGCTGCTGCAAAGAAAAAATTTGCAGTTTACCCAAGCGCGTATGCAAATATTTGGGCATCTAAATATTGCAAAGGCAAAGTAGGTAGAAAGAAAAAAGCTGACGGCGGTTCTATAAATAAAATTTCACAATCTAGAAAAGCAGTATCAAGTTATGCACAAGGCGGTATTGCTAAAGGTTGTGGAGGCATTATGAAAAATAGAAGAAAAGTAACCAAAGTTGTTTAATGAGTGGTTTAAAAAAATGGTTAGACGACAAGTGGGTCGATATAGGAGCTCCGAAGAAGAACGGGAAATATCAACCTTGCGGGAGAAGCAAAGGCTCAAAAAGGAAATATCCGAAATGCGTACCACTTGCAAAAGCCACACGTATGACAAGTTCACAAAAGGCGAGTGCTGTCAGACGAAAAAGAGCAGTATCTAATAAAGGTCCAAAACCAACAAATGTTTCAACATTTGCAAAAAGAAAAAAAATGAGTATGGGAGGCATAGTATGAGGAAACAAGATAATATGCCTGCTAGAAATAAAAAAAACTTTAGATCTACAAAGTCTGGAGCAGGTATGACACGAGCCGGTGTCGCTGCCTATAGAAGAAAAAATCCCGGTTCTAAATTAAAAACAGCTGTGACTGGTAAAGTTAAAAAAGGGTCCGCTGCCGCTAAAAGGCGAAAATCGTACTGCGCAAGAAGTGCAGGTCAAATGAAAAAATTTCCTAAAGCTGCGGCCAATCCAAATTCGAGACTTCGACAGGCACGTAGAAGATGGAAATGCTAGACAAATTTTTATATAATTTTTTTACAAAATTAGATGATGCTATTGCGTTTGTAGAAACTTATGTTATTAAAATGACTGAATGGTGTTGGCAATCAAGAGTAAAACTTTTACATAAAAGAAGGAAGAAAAAATGAGAAGATCAATTTTAACAGCGTTAGAAGATAGATATAATGCACAAATATCTGAAGCAGATGCTACACTTCAAATTTATTTAGAAAATTCTGTGGGTATTGGAGAACATCCACAACACATAGATGAAGTAGACAAACTAATAGAAAAAATTGCAAACGCTGAAGAAAAAATAAAAGTGTTGCAACAATTTAAACTGTAAGGAGAGAAGATGGACGACTTAATAATAGTAGATAAACTTAAAAAAAGAATCAACGCTACATTACAACAAATTGGAGACAGTATGATTACTGGTGGGGTTGACAGTATGGAAAAATATAAGTATATGCTGGGACAAGCACATGCTTATCAAATAGTAATACAGGAAATCTCTAACCTGCTAGAACCAAAGGAGCAAAAAGATGAACAAGGAAACGTTATCAACATCGGAAAAGGAAGTACCAAAAATTAAACTTGGACTTCAAGATAAATACGAAGCAGAAAAAAAAGAAGAGCCTCACGCAATAAGATTAGACGAAAACAATATTAAAGACGTAGCTGATCAGTTACCAGAACCGGTTGGATATAGACTTTTAGTTTTACCTTTTACGCCAAAAGAAAAAACTAAAGGTGGAATTTTATTTTCCCAAGAACAATTAGATAAAGCTAGAATAGCAACAACATGTGGTTATGTTTTAAAAATGGGAGATCTTGCATACAAGGATGAAACTAAATTTAATAAACCTTGGTGTAAAATAGGAGATTGGGTAATGTTTGCCAGATATGCTGGTGCAAGATTACCAATTGAAGGTGGAGAAGTGCGAATACTAAACGATGATGAAGTGTTAGGGACCATAGGTGATCCTGAATCAGTTCTTCATTACATTTAACAACATAGGAAGGAAACTATGCCAACAGAAAACGAAAATAAAGTTGATAGTTTAATTGATGTAGGAGAAGCAGATGAAAGTTCTACTGAAATTAATTTAGACGACAAAGGTGAACCAGAAAAAATTGAAGCACCTGCAGAAGAAAAAATAGAAATAGAACAAGTCCCTCAAGATAAAACTTATGAAAATGAAAGAGAGACTAAACTTGAAAAAAAAGATGAAGTTCAAGAGTATAGTGAAGGAGTACAAAAACGTATTGCTAAACTAACTCGTAAAATGCGAGAAGCTGAAAGACAAAAAGAAGAAGCTATCGCTTTTGCAGAAGCAACTAACAAACAAAAGAGTGATCTAGAAGGAAGATTATCTAAATTAGATAAATCTTATACTTCAGAATTTGAGACAAGAGTTAAAACAAACATGGCAGCAGCAAGACAAGCTCTTAAAACTGCTATTGAATCTCAAGATGTTGAAGGACAGATTGCAGCTCAAGAACAGATTGCAAATCTAACTATGGATGGTGCTAGATTAAATGCTATGAAAGCAGCAGAAGCATCTAAACCAGAGCCAAAAGAGGTAAATGTAACACCTCAACAAACAAGAGCACCTGCTCAAACAGACCCTATGGCAGAAGCTTGGGCATCTGAAAATTCTTGGTTTGGTAATGATTCAGCAATGACTTACACTGCTTTTGATATCCATAAACAACTAGTAGAAACTGAAGGTTTTGATCCTAAATCAAGAGAATATTATGATGAAGTTGACAAAAGAATAAGAGTTGAATTCCCTCATAAATTTGATAAGATAGAGGACAATACTACAGAAAGAGCCAAACCGGTTCAAAATGTAGCCTCGGCTAAACGTTCGGCCTCAACAGGACGCAGAAAAACTGTGAAACTCACGCCATCACAAGTAGCAATTGCTAAACGATTAGGTGTGCCGCTAGAAGATTATGCAAAACAATTAAAAATCACGGAAGGAGCATAAAATGGAAAATGAAAAAATAAAAACTTCTCGTGCGAGTTCAACTAGAGCGAAAGCTGAAACTAAAAAAGTATGGACTCCACCCAACTCACTTGATGCACCACCAGCGCCAACTGGATATAGACATCAATGGATACGTGCCGAAATACTCGGCTCATCAGATGCTAAAAATATAGCATCGTCTTTGAGAGAAGGATGGGAATTAGTTAGAGCTGATGAATATCCTGACTCAATTTATCCGGAGATGACAGAAGGTAAATACGCTGGAGTAATCGGAGTGGGAGGCCTATTGCTGGCTAGGATACCCGAAGAGATTGCGCTTCAAATCGATGCTTATTATAAAAAGCAAAACGAGGCTAAAGAAGAAGCAGTAGATAACAATCTTATGAAGGAACAGCACCCTAGTATGAAATTCCAAAAGGAATCTAATACTCGTGTAACCTTCGGTGGTACAAAGAAAAGTTAATCTTTTAACTATTCCTACCCAACGAATAAATTAAATCGTACTGGAGGCCCCTCGGGGCAGGTACATAAAAAGGAAAATAACTATGGCAAACACAAACACAGGTGGATTTGGTTTAAGAGCTGTAATGACTGTTGGAAATTCTCCAGCAACGTCAGGACAATCTGAATACCCAGTCCAAACAGCGCCAGGTGTTGCGTTATTTAAAGGTAATCCAGGTTCTCTGCAAGATGCAGGTAACACAGGATTCTTGCAAGATGCAAGCTTTCTATTAACGGACGATGGCGGAGCCGGCGGTACAAACTTTGCAGGCGGTACTGATGCTAACTTATTAGGTGTTATTAACGGTTTCTTCTATATAGATGGAAATGGTAACCCTACATTTGCTAACTCAGTAGCAGCTGGTCAAACAACTAGCGTCGACTACAATACTGGATCCAATGATATTACTGGATTCGTAATCGATAACCCACAACAAGAATATGTTGTAAGAACAGATGCCCAAATAGGTAATAGTGCTGCAAACGTACAAGCAGCTATGGGTCTTGACTACAACATTAAAAGCTTTACAGCAACAGATGCTAAAAGTGGAATGTCAACTGCATTACTAGAAGTAGGTGCTGCAGGCGCAAATGATATGTTCACAATGGTAAGAATTGCTGGAACGCCTAATCAATCAGATGGTCAAGCAGCTGGTTGTGATGTTGTTGTAACAATTAACCCTGCGGCAGCGCAGTACAACTAATCAGAATAGGAGTATATAACTATGGCAATATCAAGAGCACAGCTAGTTAAAGAACTAGAGCCTGGTCTAAATGCACTATTTGGACTAGAGTACAAAAACTACGCAGACGAGTGGTCTGAAATTTTCGACACAGAAACATCTGACAGAGCTTTCGAAGAAGAAGTAATGTTAGCTGGTTTCGCAAACGCAGCAGTAAAACCTGAAGGACAAGGTGTTACTTTTGACGATGCACAAGAAACTTTCACAGCTCGTTATACTAACGAAACGATTGCATTAGCATTCGCAATTACAGAAGAAGCTATCGAAGATAACTTGTATGACAGACTTGCGTCTAGATATACAAAAGCGTTAGCG